GACTTGGGAATAGAAATATTGCAACAAATGGTTTTAGAGCAAATCGAGTTGCGGCTCCGCGAACCCCAGCGGCATCGGCAATTGAAACAGCAGCGCGACAATTAGCAGAATCATTAATACGTGAACGTGAGGCAGCGAGGCAACGTGTACGTAATGGACGTATTTATACTCCATTTGATCCGACTGAGGATGTATTAGCAAATAATATTGAAACAGTTACCAAAGGATTATTTTCTGGTAACACTGGAAGCCTTTTGAATTTTCATACTCAAAGTACTGCCACTGCAATTCAAAACACATATTATAGACAAATCTATGATGGTGCATCAACAGCTGTAACATCGCAACCACAATTTTCAATTGCATATGGTCATTATCTTGGATCTGGATCAGGCGACTTAACAGGTAATCTAAATGATGATACTCCAAGCCGTGCAATCTACAAACAATACGCGCAATTATTATTACAACCATTAGATAAGAAATTTACTATTAACGGACAGGATACAGATAGTATTTATGTACTTAATTTTAATAGAGCTCGTTTTCGTGAAAAAATTGATCCAGGAAACATTGAAATTAACCTAGCAACTTTGTCAGGATCGTTTTTTGCAAATAATATTCATACCGGATCTAATGTAAAAGTAGGTAATCCCGCAAATGGTCGTGTCATATCATTAATTGATGATTCGTCATTAACTTCAGCTACTATAGGCGAGACTGGTCGTGTATATAATATCGTATCAGGTACAATTGATGACGGTACTGTATTTTATCCTAATTCAGCTGCATTACAATATTTTGGTTTAATGTATCCAGAAGCTGGTGTTGTGATTTTAGATGCAAATAAATTAGATATTTCCGCATCATTTAATACTGTTATAGGGTCAGGTGTTCAAGGTGATAATGCAATGAAATTATTTACAGCATTATCTGGATCTGTTCCAATTGCAGTAGCGGCTGGTAGAAATTATGGATTACAAGCACGTTCATCTGAACAAGTGAAATCGACGTATTATTTTGTACGTGTTAAAAATGGTGATTTTAATTATTCAAATAATCCATCATTTGTAACTGGTTCTAATGGTGATTTAGCATATACAACATTTATTAGTAATCCGCAAACATATATTACAACGGTAGGATTGTATAACGATAGACGTGAATTGTTAGCCGTTGCTAAAATGAGTCAACCTATACTAAAATCATTTACTCGAGAAGTATTGGTTAAAGTAAAATTAGATTTTTAAGATAATATGATATGCCAATTACACCATCAGTATTCAGAGCTATTCGTAGAAACGATATTCATCAAAGACCGTTCAAAGCGTACAAAAATTACATTGTAACGGATGAAGGTGCGTTAGCTGAAAAATACGGTGTACAAAAAGCAATGCATAAAAAGATTGTTCCTCATGTAGGAGACAATAGCTATAACTATCCAATAAACTCAACTGATGGTACTAACCAACATGTTGTATGGAAATGGATTGATCATAGATATTATCGATATCCATATGATCAAACAAGATGTGTTGAATTAACTAATGAAAATAATGTTGAAAAATATTATTTCATGATTGCATCAATAGTTACTGTTCCTTATCATCAAATGGGCGAACGCATTAAAGCTAGTACGTTACGATTTACTTCTTTTATAACTGGTTCATCAACAAATAACAGCAATGCAAATTTTTCAGTTACTGGATCTGATGATAGCGTCGGAAATTTGAGAGATCCATATATTTTAACTGCTTCGATGGCATCGTCAAGTCGTTTGCAATTTTATTTTCATTTCAATAACGAATTTCGTAGATTTGATGATAATTACGGTAGAATAAAATCTGATGATAAAATTGTTTATAGATTACGCGGTCGTAATACAGATGCTGAAATATCAAATGTTGAAATTCAAAATGGTGTTAATGTAAGAGTTTCTCAAAGTGTATATTCGCCATCAGGATTGTCTGGATATTTTACTGGTAGTTTGAATTCTTATATAAAAATTAATGATGCTCAAATTTTTGAACAGCTACAACGTTGTGATCAATGGTTGTTATCATTTTGGATAAAACCTAATGACTTGACTAGTACCGGTAGTATACTTTCAAAATTTTCTAATATTAGAGAACAGTATTACGATAATTTATATAAAATGACAAAGTTTCGTACTGTCAATAAACCAATACCAGTACCGGGCGGCAATTTTTCTAGCAAACGTACTCCATTTCATATTTCATTAATTGGTGATAAAATTCATTTTCAAGCATCTGATGGATTAAATCAAGTACATTTATCAGCATCGATTGAACTGCAAGGTGATTGGGCACATGTTGCAATTGCCAATTCAGCGTCATTATGTCAAATTTATGTTAATGGTGCTCAAACTGGCTCAACTGGCAAGATACCAATTGAATCAACGGCTAATAGTGCAAATGTTTTAATCGGTGTAGATACATTAAATACCGGTAGTTCATATTATAGTTTTAATGGCAATATTGCCGAGCTGCGAATGTATGATTACAGACCTAATGATTCTATAATTTCTTCATTGGCTAATAACGATTTTTATACAGGTTCCTTATATCAGACAAATGTATTTGGAAACATATTTTATCGTAATGGACAAGTTGTCATGTCATCGCCAATGCCAAAATATCACGACGTATTATTTACCGGTAGCGCGGCCTCTCCTAATGATTTCAAAATGAAATTCAAAGGACAACATACAATTTATGAAAATGAAGTAATGATACGTATTCCAAAAAATGCATTTAACGTATCTGTCAATCCATCAGCTGTTTATAGGCCAGCATCTGGCATTGACAATGCTTGTAATGATGCAGGATCTGGTGCTGAAATGTTTTTACGTCCAGGCGATTATCGTAAATCAATGTTTATTTCCGGTACGGCGTATCCATATATAACAACTGTAGGTTTATATAATGAACAAGCTCAGTTGTTAGCTGTAGGTAAGTTAGCAGAACCACTTCAAAAACGAGATGACATTGACATGAACATTGTATTACGCTGGGACTATTAACACTGAGTATATTTATACTAAAGGTTATAATATGTCATGGAATTCATCATCAAAGGCTAGAAAAAACGCAATTAAATATGGTTACCGTTCAGGATTTGAACATGTAATATCTGAACAATTATCAGAATCTGAAATTCAATTTGGTTACGAAGATACTGTAATCAATTATATCAAGCCAGAAACAAAGCATAAATACACAATCGATTTCACGTTACCTAATGGTATTTTAATTGAAACCAAAGGTCGTTGGACCGCGGATGATCGTAAAAAGCATTTGCTAGTTAAAAAGCAACATCCCCAGTTAGATATAAGAATAATTTTTCAATCGGCCAAGACAAAAATAAGAAAAGGTTCAAAAACAACGTACAGCGATTTTTGTGACAAGCATGGAATTCAATGGGCGGAAAAAAAAGTTCCAGAAAGTTGGTTAAAAGGTTGATTCTTTGAAAAATTTTTAATATATTCAACATATTAATATATTTGTATGAATGTATATGAATACAACATTGACATATGAAGTATGTAATGAAATTAATTAATATTATTAATATTATATATAATGAGCAACTTTCCAATCATCACGCTTCTTGAGACGGTATTAGGTAAAGGACGTATATCAACAAACAATAACGTTGCATTTAACTGTCCTTTTTGCCATCATCATAAAAAGAAAATGGAAGTGAATATTGCAACCCAACATTGGCATTGCTGGGTATGTAATGCTGCTGGTCGAAAACTGCCTTTACTATTACGTAGATTAAATGTTGATCGTGCAAAGATATCTCAATTGACTGTAATGTTAGAAGAGGTTGAGTATAAACCTAAAACAACGACAACTGATACACCAGTATTAACATTACCGGAAGGATTTCGTCCGTTATGGATTTTAGACAAAGGTTCACCTGAATATAAAAATGCAATTTTCTATTTACGCAATCGAGGGATTACGATTTACGATATTCTTAAATATAGAATAGGATATTGTGATGCTGGTATGTATGCAGGTAAAATTGTTATTCCTAGTTTTGACGCAAATGGTAGTCTAAATTATTTTGTGTCACGTGCGTATTATTCAGATGATTTTCAAAAACATAAGAATCCTGCGTTTTCAAAAGATATCATTGGTTTTGAATTACATATTAATTGGAATATGCCTGTAATATTAGTTGAAGGTGCTTTTGATGCAATTGCGATTAGACGTAATGCCATTCCATTATTTGGTAAAACTATATCAGATACATTGAAACGACGTATCATTGAACGAGGTGTTAAATCAATTTATATTTGTTTAGATAATGATGCACGTAAACAAGCTTTGGAAACTGCTGAATATTTTATGTCAAATGGCGTACATGTATATTTTGTAGATTTGCCGGAAAGCGATCCAAGTGAATTAGGATTTGAACGAATAAGAGAACTCATTGATGATACAATTGAATTATCTCCAGATAAATTAATGCAAGAAAAAATATTATGCAGACTATAAATATTGGATTAGATCACATCGATAAGATATTTCATATCGCCGATGTACACGTACGTAACGTAAACCGACATAAAGAATACGCCGAAGTCTTCAAACGGCTGTACACATACATTCGTAAAAACAAAACACCGAATAGTATTATATATGTGGCTGGTGATGTTGTGCATGCAAAAACTGATATGTCTCCAGAGCTAGTGCATATGGTATCAGATTTTTTCAAAGATTTATCTGATATTGCTCCTACAATTTTAATCACTGGTAACCATGATTGTAACTTAAATAATGCCAATCGCTTGGACGCCTTGTCTCCCATCGTTAGAGCCTTAAATCATCCAAACTTACACTATCTTAAAGACACGGGGATATATGAGGTTTCCGGTGTACACTTTAACGTTATGTCGGTGTTTGATAAGCCAGCTGATTTCATAAAAGCATCTGATTTTGAAGGTAAAATTAAGATTGCATTACACCATGGAGCTGTTAATTCTGCAACAACTGATCTAGGTATTACATTAAGCAATACACATGTTACGACAGATTTATTTGCAGGACATGATTTAGTCTTGTTAGGAGATATTCATAAAACACAATTTTTAGATGATAAAAAACGTATTGCATATCCTGGATCATTAATTCAACAAAATCACGGCGAAGGATTAATACATGGTATATTTGAATGGAATTTATCAGATTTCAGTGCAAAATTTGTAGAAATAGAAAATATATATGGATATTATACATTTGAAGTTGATAACGGTAAAATTCTTAATCCATCGGATCGCGTTCCTAAAAAGCCTAGAATACGTATTAAAGTAAAAGATACGGATTCCGCGGATCTAAAACGCATTATATCAGAAATACGTACACAATATAAAGTTCAAGAAATTGCCATACATAAAATACATTCTCTAAATAGCGGTCCAAGTCAACAGAAAGTTGGATTTGGAAATATACGCGACGTTGAATGGCAAAACAAAATTATCACTGAGTATTTAGAAAATGAACAAGGATTAGATGACCAAATGTTAGATGTAGTGCGCCATATCAATCGTACAGTTCATTCTAAATTACCTGAATCGGAAATGACTCGTAATGTCATATGGTCGCCAAAGCGTTTTGAATTTTCAAACATGTTTAGTTATGGCGAAGATAATGACATTGATTTTGCAAATGTTAACGGCGTTAACGGATTATTTGCACCAAATGCAAGTGGTAAATCAACATTGTTAGATGCCATGGCATTTTGTTGTTTTGATCGTTGTAGTCGTACAACTAAAGCAGTTCATGTATTAAATAATAAGAAAACTGCATTCAAATGTAAATTGCATTTTGAATTAGATGGACGTGATTATTACATAGAACGTCGTGGTAAAAAACAGTCTAATGGTCATGTCAAAGTCGATGTTGATTTTTGGACAATCGGTGATGCGGGTGAAGAGATATTGTTAAATGGTGAACAACGTGATAATACAAATAAAATTATTCGTAAATACATTGGGTCATATGATGACTTTATTTTAACTGCATTGTCATTACAAAATAACAATACTGGGTTTATTGACATGTCTCAACGTGAGCGTAAAGAGTTATTGACTCAGTTTTTAGATATTGATGTGTTTGAATTGCAATATCAAATCGCAGCAGAAGACATTCGTGAGACATCGGCATTAATTCGTGAATATAAACGACATGATTATAGTACAGTGTTATCAGATGCGGAACGTACAATTGAACAGTTGACAGTTCCATTTGAACGAATGAAAACTGAAAAGGTTGAACATGATAAAATGGTCAATGATCTTAATGACATTATCATATCACTTACAAAAGAGATAAAAACATTATCATCTGACATTGTAGATCCAGATGTCATTGAACAGGAAATAAACTCATTATCAGAAGCAGAAACTGAGTTAATTGATACAATACGTACTACAAAATCTGAATGGCGTAATTGGAATGCTACTATTGCGGATTGTGATTTGCGATTATCTAATTTTGATAAAGATGTGTTAATAAATGAAGTACAAACTATTAATAACCACCATAAAACTCATATGGAGTTAGATAGTAAACAACAATTGATATTGGCTCGAATTGATCATGCAAAAAATATGGTTTCAAAACTTGATGAGCATAAATGGGACCCAAACTGCGAATTCTGTATGGCAAACCCATGGCTTAAAGATACTCAAGCTGTTGCAAAAGAATTGCCTGACCTTGAGGCTGACAATACAGCAATCGAGACTGAAAAACAACAGATAATTCAATTAATTGAGGCTTCAACCGCGGAATCGGACCTAATTACAATAGGTGAAATAGAAGATGAAAAATCAAATGCACAATGGCAAGTCGCATCATATGAAAAACAATTAGAAGTATTAAAATCAAAATTTGAATTACATGTTTCACGTAAAGAACAGGCAAATGAAAAATTAGAACGTTGTCGTCAACATGAAGCAGATATCAAATTTAATGAACAAAAAAATATTGAAATAAATGACGTTACATCAGAACGCAATGATCTGTTATCTGAAATAAAACATTTAGAAGATAACATATTAGCAATTGCAAGTAAAATACAAATTGCGGAACAGTCAAAACAAACTGCAATTCAATCAATTAATCGCCTACAAGAACTTGAAACTCAGTATCGTGGTTATGAATACTATTTATTATCAATTAAACGTGATGGTATTCCATATCAGTTAATCACAAAGGCTTTACCTCAAATAGAAGCTGAGATAAATAATATTTTAACTCAGGTCGTCGATTTTTCAATGATATTAGAAACTGATGGTAAAAATATAAACGGATTCATTGTTTATGATACTGATAATTATTGGCCTTTGGAATTGACATCGGGTATGGAAAAGTTCATTGCATCACTAGCTATTCGCACATCATTAATTAATACGACATCATTACCTCGTCCAAATTTCTTAGCTATCGATGAAGGATTTGGAGTATTAGATTCTGAAAATCTTAATAATATGTATTTGTTATTTGATTATCTTAAATCACAATTTGGTTTTGTTTTATGTATATCACATATCGATGCGATGCGTGATATTGTTGATAAACTAATTGAAATTAAAAAAGTAAGTGGATACTCTAAAATAAACTATTCATGATATTTATAAGAAAGGTGCACGTATGGCAATTCGCAAAAAAGCGACAAAAATAGATCTTGCAAACAAGTATAAGTATATCTTACGCGACACATCGCCTTTTTCTGACGATCTTTTCGGTGTAGTACATTTTCCTACTAGGTTTACTGCTGGTAAAAATTTATTCAAATTACGAATTGATAGCGCAAATTTTGTTGAGAATAGTCAAATACATATTGAAATATTAGATTCATCTGGTAACCCGGTATATTGGGAACCGTTATACTATGTTGAAAAAGATGGCACTCGAGTAATTGCTGTATACATTTATCCAGATACAGCACCCGGTGTTGCGACAGTTTACGTTGCTGGACGAATATTGCAAAGTGCTAATGATAGAATATCGTATAATCGTGACTTCAATTCATTAAACCATCCAGACATACCAAATGCCATATGGAGTCGTCGTATTCCGATCGCTCCATTTGCATCTAATGATTCTGAAATAATATTTACAACACAGCCTACATTAACAATAAAAGAAACAGTTCAGGCATATTTACAACCTAATGATGTATTTAATGTGTTTACAGAAATATCATCATCTGGTGGTAGTTTAACAGTAACACCTGAGGCTGGTTCATTAAATACTAGTAATGTCATAACCGCGCCAGCAACCGAAGGTGCATTATCTAAGAACTCGCCAAATTTTGGTAAACAGTTTTTTGATGTTTCAAAAGTACAAGCGTCATTACAAAATACGACTAACACTCAAATGTCATCTCCGGTGTTAACAACATTGACCGGATTTTCAAAATTAACGACAACTAATTTTGTGTTGACAAAAAATATGGAAGGCGGGACGATTATTATCAATAATCCAACAATAACAGCACCGGCATTAACAGGATTAAATTCTGCTGGTAAAGTTATTCCAAATTCACAAACTAATTTAGAATGGTCATCAAATACTAATAATGGACTATCATCACGACAATTGTCTGGTTCGTATCGGTTTGCAATATCTCAGGTAATTAATTCATCATCTGCTCGTGTTGCACAAATTGGCGGATTCAAAAATAACACTGATAATACAAATGGTCCATTTTCTATTCTTGTAGGTACTGGTAATCCTACATCAAAAGTGATTGGCAACGTTCCAAGATATACTCAGAAAACATCTGCCATTGTTCGTACAATAGATTCAGCAACGTCATTTACAGCTAGTTTTGTTAAACCGACAGAAGTTGTTGTTACTCAGAACTCATCATCATTTGCAGATATTATCATTGCAAATACTGAACCGGCTACGGGTGATGTGTATCGCATTAAAACATTATATAAGCCTAGCGGTTTCTTTGGAGATTTCATTGACCTAGGTGATACGATATTAGAACAACAAAACATTTTAATTGATACCGGCTCATTGGAAACTAATGTCACAATAGGTTCGTCATATGAGCAGTTTGGTACATTTGAAGATATATCAGAAATTAATACATATTGGTCTGCTAGCTCAGTAGGTGCATTGCCGGCAAATGCACTCACACTTGGTTATAATCAAGGCACCTTAATGGGCGGTGCTGAGTTAATTACAAATTGGTCTGGCTCTAATCAGTATGTGGCATCGCCAGGTAATGCCACGGTATTTCAGATACGACCGACATATAGACCTACAGTATATGCAGACAGTACATATGTTGTGAAGTTTCAATGTGCATTACCTCATGATATTGAATTGTATGGTACCGAAGAAGGCTATATTGATTCTATGCGTTTAGATGTTTATATATCTGGTTCACGTATATCTGTTGATAATGCTCAGACTGATGTACGAATGGGCGATTTTAATACTGATATAAACATTGAACGTACATTGGTAAAACCGTTTAACGATGGTGGTAATTTAGGAACTCGTATTGGTACGATTAGAGCAAACAATACTCCTAAACAAACTAAAGCAGTGCAATTTGAATTCAAAGCATTGCAAACTGGCCCAATTGATGTTAAGTTTGTTACTCGCGCTGGTTCATGGATTGTAGGAGCCATTGAAGTCATTGCCGATAAACAGACTGGGTTTACACCAAACTATGTGCGTATATTCAAACGCATTCCTACCGAACATCTTAAAACGCCATTAACATTCAAATTTCAATATTACGATTTTCGTAGTAACAAAGCAGATTCAGAAACAATTACATATGGCGCAGTCTTTAACGGCGGTAACGTTTATATCGATGGCAATAACAATTTAATGACTGGATCTACATATATCGGTAACACTGTAGGGTCTGGTATTGAAATGGCCGGCGTAAGTTCTGGATATTTGCGTTCTGTTGGCTATGGTGGATTTACATCTGCTTCATTAGGAAAAGGCCCGGGTGGATTCTTAATGTGGTCTGGATCGAACAATTTAACAGTAGGCGTTGATACATATTTAGGTGTTGGATTAGAATTGATTGCATCATCGGCTAGTTATTTCAGATATCGTACTAATCCATCAGAATTAATTGTACAGACGGATAAATTTTTCTTTGGTTCGTCAAATCAATATGTGAGTGGTGCAAATGGAAACATTGAAATATCATCATCTAATTTCCATTTAGATGCTAATGGCAATGTTACAATGCAAGGAACTATCACTGCTACTGCTGGTAACATTGGCGGATTTACAATTAAATCATCATCTCTTGCATCGTCTAATGGTAACATGTTTATTAGCGGTTCACCGTTAATCGGAGGCATTGACAATCCTCGATACATGTTCATATCATCATCTAATTTCAATGTTAAACAGAACGGTGATATATCAGGGTCCCAAGTTTTATTTACTGGTGGTAAAGTTGGTGGATTCCGCATTGATGCTAACTCACTATCGGGTACAGGATTCTTTTTATCTGGATCGGCGACCGGTGATAACTTTTTTATATCAGCATCAAATTACAATGTTAAAGCATCTGGCCAAATAACTGGCTCTACTGTTTTATTTACTGGTGGTAAAGTTGGTGGATTCCAAATTACATCTCAAGTCATTTCCGGATCAAACATTGTAATTGATTCGGCAGGTACAATACGTACTGCAAATTATATTCCAGATTTTCAAGGATGGGCAATTACAGCTAACAATAACGGATTTGCTGAATTTGAAAATGCAAAAATACGTGGTACATTATCAACAGCTGTATTTGAAAAAGAAACGGTTAATGCCGTAGGCGGTCAATTATATGTTGCTAATTCAACAACATTAACATCATCTGCCGCATTTCCAGATGGTACATATCCACCGACTGCAACTACAATGTCAGTTGAAAACGCTTCTGGATTTGTAGCCAATGAAATTTTATCATTGAAAAAAGTATCACCGACTGGATTCTCAACTGAGTATATACGAGTAATGTCAGCATCGCGTAACAATCCATCGAGTGATACTGATCTTAGTGGGCAGTTATTTGTTGAACGTGCATATGGTTTTGGTATTTCTGGTAACTCTGCATCATTAGGTAATTCTCCGGGAACTGCTCAAGCATATTCCGGCTCTCAGGTATTAGTATCAACCGGCCGATCTGGTTCCGGGTATATTCGTATTAATGCCAATCCATCTGACTTGGCAACACCGTATATTGATATTGTAGAACGTACCGGATCCGGTGTATATGCTGTTGATCTAAAAGCTCGATTAGGTGACTTGTCTGGACTGTCTGGTACACCGATGGTGCTAGGACGTACCAATCCTGGTTTTGGTTTAGCAACTGATAATGTATATTTGCAAGGTGGTATCAATGCACAGTTTGGTAATATTGGTGGATTCAATATTGATTCCAATGCAATTACTGGTTCTGGATTTTATTTGCGCGGTGGCTCAACTGGATCACAATTTTTCATATCATCATCTAATTTCAATGTGAAAGCAAATGGTGATATGACTGCATCGAATGCATTGTTTACAGGTATTGCATTGGCAGATGTAATACGTGATAAAACAATTACAATAACCGCTGCAAATTCGAGTTCATATCTACAGAATTTTAACGCTAGTGATGCAGCAGCGACGCCAGCATACCGAGTTGTCATGAACGGCACATTAGGCGGTGAAATTACTCGACGTGTACGAATTAATTGTAATTTGATTCGACCTATCGGCGATTTCGCAGTACCAGGTATAGGATCAGGCGAACGATTAGATTTTACATTAGAAACTCAAGTAGCAACGACAAAGTTATTAGATGTTTTTATAAGCGAAAGATTCGGTATTTTTCCAACAACATATGACCAAATAACATTACCAATTGGAGCGTCAATTGCATTAACCACCGCCGGAGTAACCGGTGACGAATTATATGCGATTGCAGGAACACATCATCCATTTGATCACGTTTTTCAACGTGACATAATTGTAGGAGATGGGGATCAATCTGGAGGTCAAATACAATTACAGGCCTCTGCATCTGTCCCAGTCAATCCTGGGTTAAAAAGGCCTGCATTGTTACTCAATGAAGCCACGGTATTTAATAAATTAAGAATATCACCAGCTACCGTAACATCAACTACAGCAACAACTATTGGTCTACGTACGATGGGTAATTGGGATCATATGTACAGCATAATAGCAGGAAGGGCTACCGATGCAAATCAACCTAGTATTGCATTATCAAGTTCATTTGATCAAAATGATAGACGAATTTTATTGAATGGTGCTACGCAATTAGCAACTCGCATTGTCACTGCTACTGGCGGTTCACCTGATATAACATTGACAACATCAGATTCGGTAATCGTATGCAACCATTCTTCTGGGACATGCACGATTAGCGTTACAACCCCGACAGATTCAGATACCGGACGTATCATACGAATTATCAATCGTCAAGGAGGTACTGTTACATTAACCGGAGCTATATACCTCGCCGGTTCAGCTACACCCGATACTAGCCGTACTACTTCGACTCAATATGCTACAATTGAATTATTTGCGCCAGGCAGTACCACGGTAGCTGGTTGGATAGTATTAAATGAAACAGGTACTTGGAGCTAGTAAATATTTATTAAAAAAGCTTTGGTAATGTGAAAAGTTTTCTTTACCTTTATATAAAGAGATTGATATGAGTTTAAGTGAATGGTTAGTGCAAAATATATTATCAGAATCTAAAATCAAAGAGATTGTAGTAATATATCCCGGACGTTTTCAGCCAATGGGGCGCCATCACGCAGCAGTATATAAAAAATTAGCATCGCAATTTGGTAAATCAAATACTTATATTGCAACATCCGACGTTGTTAATCCACCTAAATCACCTTTGAATTTTCGTGAAAAACTTCAGGTAATGAAACAACATGGAATCACCAATGTAGTGCAAGTTAAGAATCCATATCAGTCATTGGAAATAGTTAACAAATATGATCCAGAAACAACCGCTGTGTTATTTGCAGTTGGTAAAAAAGATATGCAGGAAGATCCGCGCTTCCGAGTAGGCGCAAAAAAGAATGGCGAGCCGTCATACTTTCAATACTATGATGAAAATAAAGGTAATTTACAACCTTATGGTAAACATGGTTATTTGATTGTAGCTCCTCATGTCGATATTCAGATTCCTGGATTTGGTGAAATGTCTGGTACGACATTACGTCAGGTATTAGCAACGGCTGATGAAAAAACATTTAAGGATGTCATGGGATTCTATGATGCTTCAGTTCATGGCATGCTTAAAAAAAAGTTCGCTCCGTTAAAGTCTGAATCGGTTAAAAGAGCTAATGAAAATAAAGAAACCGTTGCATTCAGTAAGAAATGGTGGTCTACTCTTATTTTAGAAGGCCGATACGATACATTAGTTAATCGGTTATCTCGAGAAATTGTAGATGAAATGAAATCCGGTAAAGGTACTCGTAATTATCATACGTATTTTGAAATAGTGCGCGGCGACCGAAAAGCAGAAGTTGACCTAGTTGTTAAATTCAAACCTCAGCATGGATTATCAGATTACGCATATGAAACAAAAGGAAGTACAGATGGTTATGACATGGACATTGTTATAACATATAATCCAGCGTTATTTCCTCAATCATATAGTACATTAATAGCCGAAATAAAAGAAACATTGAGACATGAATTAGAACATGTATCTCAAGAAAATTTTCAAGACATGTATACCTTTCAAAAGAAAGGAGCGCCGTATTATCGTTATCTTTTATATCCTCATGAGATTGCAGCGTATGCTCAAGGTTTATATAAAAGAGCTAAAGTTAAACGCATTCCAATTGACATTGCAATGGATGAATGGTTTGACGAAAATATACGTAACTTTTCTAGATCACAAAAATATAATCATTGGAGCTTAGTGAAAAAAACATGGTTAGATTACGCACGTAAACATATTCCGTCGGCACAATATAGCACAGATATAAATGAAGGTGTAAAAGATTGGCTCAAATCATTAAAGAAAAAAGGTGGTGAATTAAAACAATCGGTTATTAACGGTGTAAAACGAGAAAGCGCTGAAACAAAAAAAGCAGTTGAGATAATTGGTAAAATGGTTAAAGGTGAACCAGTTAGCGATAAAGAAAAAATATTTGTTAAAGCGCAATCAAAGGATCTTGTTAAAATACTACCGTTAATTGCAATACAAGGAATTCCAGTACCAATACCGATAACACCTTTCCTAATAATGTTAGGAGAAAAGTTTGGATTTTCAATATTGCCAAATTCACATAAAACTATGCCATTATCAGCATTAGAAAACGTAAATCAAAAATCAAATAATATGATTAAATTAAAACCGCTTATCATTAAAGAAGCAAAAGCAAATACACATTTAACGCATCTTGAAGAATTAATTTTAACTCAAGGACGTGATGGATACAATTTAGCTCGTACATTTTTACTTGAACTAATTAAAAATCTTAAAGGTTCATCAAATACTAAAGTTAATACAACTATCAAATGGGACGGAGCACCTGCAATATTTTCTGGAGTCGATCCGGATAGCGGTCGTTTCTTTGTAGGTACAAAGTCTGTATTTAATAAAGAACCTAAACTTAACTTTACAAATGAAGATATTGAACGCAATCATGGTGATGCACCAGGATTAGTTGACAAGTTAAAACGCGCATTAAAACATTTACCTACATTAGGTTATAAAAATATATTGCAAGGTGATTTTATGTTTGATGATTCCACATTGAAAACTCAGACAATAAACGGTGTTAAACATTATACATTTAGACCAAATACAATTACATATGCAGTAGAAGCAGATTCAGAGTTAGGTCGTAGAATTGCACGCGCTAAATTTGGAATTGTATTTCATACCGGATACAGAAATTTACAAAGCGGTGCTGAATTCGGTGCCAGTGTTTCAAATCTTAAAGAGACGCCAGATGTATGGTTTGATGATGCATTTTTCAAAGATACCACTGGTACGGTAATGTTGACGGATGCCGAAGGAAAACGTGTAGCATCATTAATTAAAGAAGCAGATGCCATAAAAGTTGATTACCGATCTATTCCATCGGAATTGTTAAACACATATATTAATAGTGAAATACGAATTGGTCAATTCCTGGAATCACCGACTAAATCATATGATGCATTTGTTAAATGGGCTGAACTTCGTAATGAAAAGGCTATCGATAAATTGAAATCATTGGCTGGGAAAGAAAAGGCAATCACCGCGGCGACCGAACAAATAAAATCAATTCAAGACAATAAAGATAACATTGTCAATGCATTTAAGATATCAAAATTATTGTCAGAAGCAAAAATGATTTTTGTTCAGAAATATAATAACGCTGTTTATCGTACAAAACATTTCATTGACGATGGTAAAGGAGGTTTGCAAGTATCAAATCCAGAAGGGTATGTGGCTGTTGATCATATTGGAAACGGAGTGAAATTAGTTGACCGATTGGAATTCTCTCGTGCAAACTTTACAATGGACAAAGGCTTTACCAAATAACGTATATTTATATTAAAATAAAGGAAACGGATGAATGAGTCAGAATTACGTCGTGTGATACGTGGGCATATCAAGCGTTTGTTAGAAGCTGGACCATCGTTAGGCGCCGGTGGATCTGACATTGAACGAGGATTATCTAAAATTGAAAAACGTGCATCGAGCTTAACACCTCGTCAAAGAGTAGCTGCGGTTTTACCGGTACTACAAAAATTTGGTGTTCAAATTAACGACTTGTCATTAATCAAAGTGGAGTTAGCAAAGGCAACAAAACAAGCCGCTGTTCAACAAGCATCTGTAGAGAAAGCTGAAGATGATAAAGCCGCGGCTGAAAAAGCAAAAGCCGATGCTGAAGCAAAAGCAAAAGCGGATGCAGAAGCAAAAGCAAAAGCGGATGCAGAAGCAAAAGCAGCTGCAAAAGCACCAGCTAAAACTCCGACTGAAAAAGAAACGCCTGAAAAAGAAACGCCTGAAAAAACAGAAGAACAATATACTGCTGGCGTCGATGATAATGTGGCTGGTAAAGCTTTTTATCGGTCAAAACGTGTATCAGAAAATTTATCGGCGTTACAAAGTAAAGGCGAAAAACTTGATAAAACTCAAGCATTCCAAATGCTACAAAGAGCATTGTCACAAAAACCATCTACCATGCAAGCTGATTTTGTTGTAGATCTTATTAATAAATTCAACCTACCTGATTCAGCAAAACGTAGATTGAAAATGATCATTAAAAATATGGCCTAATGTCAAACAAGTTACAAAATATTAAAGCAGTTGAAAAAATGCTTCATGGCGAGCATAAGTCTCAGACTAGAACAACACATGGTTTCAATCAGACATCAAAATCGGTAAAACGTAATGTCGGTGATGTATGGACAGAAAAAGATGAACGTACCGGTGCTATCTGGCAATTCGAGCAACGTGATGGTTTTCGTACAAAAAAGCCAGCTAATAGCGTAACACATTTAATTAAAAATGTATTAACAGCACCAGACAAATGTCCATGCTGTGAGTCGTCTATGAAAGGTACATCGGAAGAACGATTAAATCTGAAAATGTACTTTATACATCGTAAATGTTTTAACTGCGTCGTGAAAGAAGAAACACTTATACGAGCTAAAGGTAAAGAAGCGTGGGAAGAATATTCACGTGCTAAAATGTTAGCAAATGCGGAGTCATGGTTCAAAGATGCAGATCATGAAGTAAATGCATTACGTGAAGTATTGAAAATGCAGTTTATACAAAACGCGGATGGTAACATAGAAGAATGGGACATGTCTGCATTTCTAGAAAAATTTGATACAGATTATGAGCAGTTAAAAGCTCAGATATTTGAAAACCTTAAGGGAGGCCATGGCAAAGAATCGATCGCTTAATAAAATTGGTAAAGAGTTTGATGAGTTAATAGCTGACATGAAAAAAACAGCCGCTGAGTGGGCAAAGGCTAGTGGATCAAAAAAAGATTCATTATTACGTAAACTCAAGCAAATGACCAAAGAGAAAAAAGAATTACAAGCAGAAATGGAACGCGTTGTCATGGACATTGATAAAGATGTGACATTACAAGTTGATGAACGATATTTGCGCGTAGTTCTAACATCTAGTATTAAACGATTGGTAGAGCAAGAAATTAAATCAATCATTCCTAATCGGTCTAAGCGACGTCTAGTAGAACGTAACATGGCTAAATCATCTGCTACTATACGACGTAAATCTTTTGAATATGTTCAATCCATTAAAAATACATTATCTGAATCAGAATGGTCAAATTTACAAACATTTGCAACATCGGCTAACGGATTAACAGAAGCGATGTCTGATTCGCAGATTGCCGATCTCATTGCAAAAGCATCAGAAGAAGTATTGAAAGGAAAGTTTGAAATCGATCCAAGCAAAATAGACGTTGCAGCGATCGAGAAAGCACCAGATGACATTAACGCTGTATTTGATCCGGGCGTTGTAAAAAAAGAAAATCGTCAATCAAAAGCAACACGTAAATTAACAGAATCGCATCGCATATTAACAGAAAGTCTTGCAGTAACTGCCATTATATCAGCACCTACAATACTTAAACTGATTGGATATCTAGTCGATTGGATTTCAAGTGCATTCACTGGCAGCAAAGAAACCCGCGGCGTTACACGAGTTATCAGCCGTATTAGCCAAATTGCTCAAAACACTGGCGGTATACCTAGTAAAAAAGAATTGGCATCGACTATAGGCAAACCAATACAATGGAAAAAAGGTGTTATAGCAGGTGTTACATTTGAAGATGATGTTAAATATATTGATGCGGCATATAAACGCATTGGCGAATTTGTCGCAAAAGATAATAAAGCTACTTTAGCTAAAGCTGAAAAAGGGCCAAATTGGATGAAACGTACATTTTTAAGTCAGACTAAAGATGATACAATGAAGGATTATCACGAATTACGTTTTGATCCTGCAGGCGAGACTCGCCAACCTAAGACCGGGCGTTATGGTGATCACATGCTTCATATAATAAAAGATGCATCATTTGATACTAAAGCTGGAAAATGGCTATTTAATTTATCTCATAAACTGCATGATTTATTTATAGCACCGCTTCGATTGATAATTGCCGGCGTCATGATAACCGGTGGTAATGTAGCCATTGCCGGATCGAATGCAATAAAAATTGGATCAGGAAATGAAAAACTTTCAGCATTTTATTCACCGGCTCGAGCATGGAAAGATTCTAAAAAAATTGCAAATGTCATATATGCAGTGATAATGACATTCGTTGCAATTGAGTCTGGTGTACATGCATATGAAGAATTAGGAAAAGGCGTTGCATCAACCATAGAAAAAGTACCTGAGCTTTATGTAATCGCAGCTGATAGTGCAAAAACTGGAGATATGACGATAGCAACTGTCGAAGCAGCAATTGAAGCAGCAACTAGCGCTGGTGAGATTGTGGGAGATGTATAAGACATGAATAATAGAGCAGTATACATATTAATTGCAATAGTTATTGTATTATCAATACTAACTGGATATTTACTGTTTTCACGGGATACAATCGTTGCACCTAATACTCAATATCAGAATACAATCGATAGTTTAGATAATGAGATTAACAGATATCGTCGACATCAGTTATATCTAGACAGCGTTATCATCAGTTATCGCAATGATATAACTGATCTAGATCGTAAAATCGATTCAACAGAAAATGTAATAGTTACACAAAGGAAAGATTATGAAAACCGCATACGTCGCGCTGGTCGCTATTCTGCTACTGAACTTGACACTTTTTTCACAAACAGGTACAGTAAATAAAGAACCTGTAGTTTGTA